TCATATTCGGTGATATTTTGTGTCTGCTCTGCAAGGAACTGCTGCATTTCGCTGATTCGCTGTTTCACGCCTTCACGCTCGGCATTGTCCACCAAGGCATTCTGCTTTACTTCTCGAAGGTGGTAAATCTCATCTGCGATGCTATCGTAGTTTCCTTTGGCGTTGGCTACCTTTAGGAGTTCCTTTTGTAGCTGTTCCAAACGGCTGTCAATTTCGTCAAGCGGAATGCCGTCTGCTCCGGTAAGCACCGCCTCGACATTTTTCTGCAAGTTTTCGCTCATGGTATCCTTTTTGCAGAGTGCCATGTTGATGGCTCTTACCACAAGGTTCTGAAGTTCGGATTCCTGTATCGTATCGGCAGCGCAGGCTCCCGGACCGTGTTCCACCCTGGTGCAGCAACGCCACACGATGGAATGTTTACCTCTGTTGTTCCATGCGATTCTGCGGTAAATGTCACCGCACTTGGAGCAGTACACGATACTTGAAAGTGCATACTTGCTACTGTAAACACGCTTTTTTCGTTCCTGCCCGCTGTGAAGGTTGGCACGTCTTATCATTTCTTCCTGCACCTGCATATAAAGGTCTCGGGGGATAATGGCTTCGTGGCTGTTCTCTACATAATACTGAGGAACAATGCCGTTATTCGGCACACGCTTTTTCTCCAAGAAATCCACTGTATAGGTTTTCTGAAGAAGTGCGTCACCGATGTATTTTTCGTTTTGAAGTATCTTCTTAACTGATTCTGGTCGCCATTTCTTCTTTCCGGCACCCGTTAATATCCCGTCTGCCTCAAGGCCTCTGCAAATCTGCTGCAGACTTGCACCCTCAAGGTACTCTCTGTAAATACGTCTGACCACAACTGCCTCATCAGGGTCAATAATCAACTGACCTTTTTCATCCTTGGTGTACCCCAGGAAACGATTGTGGTTCACGGTAATCTGCCCCTGTTGGTAACGGTACTGGAATCCCAATTTTACGTTCTGGGATAAGGACTGGCTTTCCTGCTGTGCAAGGCTCGCCATGATGGTAAGCAGCACCTCACCCTTGGCATCCATCGTATTGATGTTTTCCTTTTCAAAATAAACGGGGATGTTCTTTTCCTTAAGCTGCCTGATATATTTAAGGCAATCCAGTGTATTTCGTGCGAATCGGCTGATGGACTTGGTAACAATCATGTCGATTTTGCCCGCCATAGCCTCGTCAATCATGCGATTGAACTCCTCACGTTTCTTAGTGTTCGTGCCGGATATTCCATCGTCAGCGAAAATTCCGGCAAACTCCCATTCGGGGTTCTTTTTAATAAAATCCGTGTAATGCTCCACCTGTGCCTCATAACTGGTAGCCTGCTCATCGCTGTCGGTACTAACACGGCAGTACGCTGCGACTTTTAGCTTTGGCTTTACTTCTTTATTCACGGTATTGCCGACACGTCTTCGCGCCGGAATTACGGTAATATTCTTAGTTGCCTCCATTCGTTTCCACCTCGCTTTCTATTAAACTGTAGGCGTATTCAGCCTGTTTGAATGGATTGTCAAATTCCTGTATCTGCTTTCCCATTGTAAAATGCAGGGGAACGGCAGGTGTTTCCTTGGCTTTTAATTCTCTGACCCTGCCAAGCTGATTTGCTCTGGACAGCCTTTCTTCTTCAGCATTATCGAACAGTTCCTTATCAATAATGGCAGGATAATAGTCATCCCCAAGGTAGTGGGTATTTCGGAGCATTCTTCCAGCACTGCCGTGAAAAATCTTCAAACCTACTTCTTCCGCCGCAGCTTTCAGCGACTTGCCGGAAATATACTCTTTGAAGAAGGTTCTGACCTGTTCTGCCTGGACTTCATCCACAACCGCTTTTCCGTCCTCGATGCGATATCCGTAGGGAATATGTGCTGTCATTTACATCACCAACCTTTCCGCTAAATTCAGTCCACATTTCAAATGGAAGATAATCTTTTTTCTTGATTCCACCGTAATGCTATCCACAAAGGCAAGGAACGTCTCATCCGAAAACGCTATCAGCATCTCACCCTTGGAGGTAAAAGCCATCAGCTTTTGCAGTTCCTTCATCCTGACCTTGTAGCCACCAACGAAACTTACCAGTTTATCCTTTTCTGCACGAAGCCGTTGTTCCTCCGCCAGAATTGCATTGTTTTCCTTATTGAAAACGGCAGGCTCCAAGACCCCTGTTGCCATCAGATTGGTAAGAATCTGCTTTCTGTCGGTGTTGCCCTCAATACGGAGTTCCAACTCTTGAATGCGGAGCAGTCTGTCCTTATCATCCGTACCACGCAGGGTTCGAAGGAGCGGTTTCAGAATGGTGCCGTGTCCGTAGACCAACTTATTCATCATGGTAAGAAAAGCCAGCTTGATGCCCTCATCGGAAATATAGAGCATAGAGCATTCCGTTTTATCTTCCAGATGCGTTTTACAAGTCCAAGCCACATAATTTCCGCTTGGTTTGTAATGCTGCCTACGCTTGAATGTAGCCCCACACTCTCCGCACTTGATTTTGCCGGAGAAACAATATCTGTTCTGGTAACGGTAGGTATCAATGCCGTTGCCTTTTTCCATTGCTCTTTGGTCGAGAACCGCACGAACCTTGTCAAAATCCTCGTGACTGATAATCGGCTCATGATGGTTTTGGCAAAGGAAACGGTCACGCTCTCCATGATTGGCATGACGGTTGAAACTGCTGTCACTATAGGTCTTTTGGAAAATCACATCGCCCGTATACTTCTCATTGGTAAGAATTCCGTTTACAGCTCCCGCACCCCACTTGCCGCTCTTCTTGGTCTTTACTCCTCTGACATTCAGTTCCTTGGCTATGGCATGAGTGCTTTTTCCCGCAAGGCAGGCTGCAAAGATTTCTTTTACAACCTCTGCCTGCTCCGGCACAATCACCATTGTTCCATTATCGTTTTCATATCCGTAGGGTGGATAGGCAATGATAAAGGTGCCGTTCTGAAAGCGTTTCTGCACCGACCATTTGCTGTTTTCGGAAATGGACACTGATTCGCTTTCAGCCAGACTGCTCAAAATGGAAAGCATCAGTTCGCTCTCCATCGAACCTGTATTGATATTCTCTTTTTCAAAGAAAATGGAAATGCCCAGATCTGTCAGTTTTCGCACCATCTCCAAGCAGTCTGTAGTATTTCTCGCAAATCGGCTGATAGACTTGGTAATGATGAACTCTATCTTGCCGTCCTCACAATCAGCAATCATAGAAAGAAGTCCGGCACGGACATCCTTTTTTGTACCCGTGATTCCTTCGTCATAGTAAAGACCCACATACTCCCATTTGTCATTGGAACGGATGTAATTTTCATAATGGGCCTTTTGTGCCTCAAGGCTGATAAGCTGCTCATCACTGGCTGTGGATACACGGCAGTAGGCTGCAACCTTCAGCTTTTTCTTTTGAGTCAGGGTTTCGTTTACCCCGATTTTCGTTATCTTTTTCATCAACTCACCTCGCTTTTTGGGTAGTGACATATTCCCGTACTATCGCAGAAATATCAAGTTATTTAGCCCATAATCTCTGACAAAAACGGGGAGAAAGTTTTACGATTTACAGCCGATATTTTGTGGAATTCATCCACAGAAATCATGCCGAACATGAACATGGTTTCAAGCGTTTTCTGTGCCATATAAAAATCGTATTCTCGCTGCAATTCCTCCTGTGTAATCTCATGTGCCACGGCATTGGGTATTTTGAAGTTTTCGATTCTCTGTACTTCCATATAGGCTCCTCCAATCTGGGAACGGTAGAAATGTTCCCTTTGTCTATAAGCGAAAAGACAGGCTGAATCGAACCCCCTAAGAGCAAAAAAAATAATGCCCT